ACGCTAGCGTTATCGTTACTGGCGACAACGGTGCATTTGGTTCAAACGCAGTTGCTGTTATTGCTCCAGAACTTTCTGTTGGTGATTTAAATACTCTACAATCTAACGTAGAATTGTTAGCTGTAGGTGGAAGTATCGACTATATTAAAGTTACTGCTGGTGGTGTTGGTTACGCAGTAGCTAACGTTACGATTGATGGTGATGGCACTGGTGCTGCAGCAACTGCAGTTATTACTGGTGGTATTGTCACTGGTATCAATATCACAAATCGTGGAAGTGGTTACACTAAAGCTACTGTTACTATCAGTGGAACAGGTACTGGTGCAACTGCTCGTGCTATTATGAGCCCAGTTGGCGGTCATGGCAAGAATGCAGTCAATGAGTTATTTGCTCGTTCGCTGATGTTCTCGTCTACAATTTCTGACGAAAAGATTCATAATTATCCTGTAGAAAACGACTATCGTCAAGTTGGATTCTTAAAAAATCCTTTCACATATAACAACTTAACATACTATCGTGGGCAAGTTGGTACAGCTTGCTTTAAGATCGTTGGTGATGTTAATTTAAGTCACTTTGATCTAGACGAAGAAGTTTGGCCAACTAGCAGATCAACTAAAAAGTATAGAATTATCGCATTGGACACTGAAGGTGCTATTCTACAGTCTATGGACAATGATATTCCGCAGATTAGTGATGTTTTCAGAAACGTACACGGAGATACCTTTATCGTTGACGGTGTTACTCTTCCAGAGTTTAACAAGTTCTCTGGTGAATTACTATACATCGATAACCGTGGTTCGTTCACTCCAACTGATGAACAAACCATTAGTATCAAAACTGTTATCAGATTCTAATAAATAATAGTAGTTAAACCTACTTGATAAAGAAGAGCAGAAAATATGTCAATCAATTTCAACGCAGAACCATACTATGACGACTACAACGAAGACAATAACTTCTATCGTGTGTTGTTCCGTCCAGGTTATGCAGTTCAGGCTAGAGAATTAACTCAACTACAAACTATCCTACAAAAACAAGTCACAAGACATGGTGACTTTACGTTTAAAGATGGTAGCCGTGTTACTGGTGGTGAAACATCAGTAGACCGTTCTGTTGGATATGTAAAACTACAAAACAGCTATAACAACCAACCTGTTGCCAGCTTCTTAAAAGACTTAGCTGGTGTAGTTGTTGAAGGTCAGACTAGTGGTCTACGTGCTCTTATTCTTCAAGTAGCTATTGCTGAAGGAACAGATAAAAACACACTTTTCGTCAAGTATCTAAACTCTGGTACTAACGGAGAGAAAGTTTTTGATGAAGACGAAATTCTACAACCAGAGCCAATCGATAAGCAATCACTAACTACACAAGTAGACTCTACTGCAGCTACTGGTATTGGTTCTGTTGCTTCTATCAAACGTGGTATTTACTATGCGCTTGGACACTTTGTTCTTGTTGAAGATCAAGTTCTAGTTCTCAACAAATACGACAATGTTCCAACATTCCGTATCGGTTTAGAAATCGTTGAGGAGCTAACTACTCCAGAAGACAATACATCTCTATTAGATAACGCACAAGGTTCTTATAACTACGCTGCTCCAGGTGCTCACCGTTATAAGATTGACTTGGTTCTAGCAAAGCGTGCAACAAACGCTATCAATGATGAAAACTTCATTGAACTAATCACTGTTAGAGAAGGTGAGATTCTACGCAAAGACGACGATACAAAACTAGGTGAACTAGATCGTATTCTTGCAACACGTACATACGACGAGTCTGGTGACTACGTTGTTAAGAACTTTAATCTAGATGTTCGTGAACACCGTAACAATGACCGTGGTGCTTGGACATCAAACAAATCATATTTGGTTAATGATGTTGTATTGAACAACAGCGTTTATTACACAGCAAAAACTTCTGGTACTTCTGGTAATACTGCTCCGACTCATGCAGTTGGAGAAGCAGCCGATGGTGTTGGTGGCGTCACTTGGGTTGCTACTCGTACACCATTCTTTAACCGTGGTGTATACAAACCAGAAGATGGTGGTGATATTTCTAAATTGGCAATCGGTCTAGAGCCAGGAAAAGCGTATGTTCGTGGTTACCAGATTGAAAAGATCTCAACTGAGTTTATTGACATTCCTAAAGCAAGAGATTACATTCAAGCAGAAAACAATAAGATTACTGCTACTGTTGGTAACTACATCGAAGTAACTAAACTTAACAACGTTCCAAACATCAATAACTTGGTGACAGTGGATCTGTATGATCAATTAACTGCATCCAAAGGTGTTGCTGCTGGTACTAAAGTTGGTACTGCACGCATCCGTGGTGTTGAGTGGCATAATGGAACTATCGGACAAGACACAGCTATTTACAAGTTGTTCTTATTTGATGTTAAGATGAATGCTGGTAAAGACTTCATCAAGAACGTAAAACAAGTATTCCTTTCTGGCGGTACTGCAGCAACTAGCTTCTCTGCCGACATTAACCCAACACCAGTAATCTTTGATGCAATCGGTCTTGCAACTACATCTGGTTCTTCTACTACTGTTGCTGGAACAAACACTACATTCAGCGACTACCTAGCTGTTGGTGATTATGTTCGTTTTGGCACTGGTTCTGGTGCTTCTGTTCGTAGAGTTACTGCAGTTAGTGGTTTAAACCAAATTACAGTAGATACTGCGGTTAACCTAGCTTCTCCAGGTTCTGCTATCTACAAATTACTAACACAAGTATATGAGCCACAAAACTCTCCACTAGTGTTCGCATTCCCATATCCAGCTATCAAGTCTGTTCGTGACGCATCTAACGTAAACCGTGTTTCGTACACTGTGGCTGAAAGATTCACACAAAATACTACAACTGCATCTGGTGGTTCTTGTACTCTAACGATCACTGCTACAGGTGCTAACGATACGTTTGCTTCTTTTGCAGACAGCGACAACTACTTGCTAATTGATAATACAACTGGCACTGCTGTTACACCTACAAATACTGCTTATGTTTCTGGTTCAAATAACAAACAAGTTATCTTTACTCTACCAGACACATACGCTTCTCGTGCATTTATCGCTATCGCTGCAGTTAACAAAACTGGTAGCGGTACTGAGAAAACTAAGTCTCTTGTTACAAGTAACTCTACATTCACTACTGCAGCTACTGCACAAACAAAGAGAATTACACTAGGTAAGGCTGATGGTTATAGACTATTGTCTGTTTTAATGGACACTGGTTCTTTTGCTTCACCAACAGGTACATATTCTGTTGATGTTACTGATCGTTACATCTTTGATGATGGTCAGAAAGACAGCTACTATGACCTATGCTCTGTTGTTCTAAGAGAAGGTCAGAGTCTACCAACTGCTCCTATCCGTGTTCACTTCCAATACTTCTCTCATAGTGGTCCAGGTGACTACTTCACTGTAAACTCATATACTGGTACTATTCCTTACGAGAACATTCCATTCTTTGGTCAAATTCGTTTGAGTGATGTTGTTGACTTCCGTCCTCGTATTGATGACGCAGGTTCAACATTCTCTGGTTCTGGTGCGCTTGGTTCATTAATTCCAAAGCGTGGTATTGACGTAGAAGCAGACTTTAGCTACTATCTTGGTAGAAAAGATAAACTTGCACTAGACATGAACGGTAAATTCTTTACTGTTTCTGGTGTATCTGCTTTAATTCCAGGCGAACCAAACGACCCATCTGTGGGTATGCTACTGTACAAAATGCAGTTTGAACCGTACACTTTCGGTGCGGACAAGACTAGTGTTCTGGTTGATCCAATTGATAACAAGCGTTACACAATGCGTGATATTGGTAAGCTAGAAAAGCGTATCGACAATCTAGAATACTACACATCTCTTTCTTTACTAGAGCAAGAAACAAAATCGCTAACAATCCTTGATAGTGATACAAAACTAGATCGCTTAAAGAATGGTTTCATCGTAGATAATTTCAATGGTCATGGTGTTGGTAATACTTTCTCTGGAGAATATCGTTGCTCTGTTGATATGGAAAACGGGGTACTACGACCATTCTTCTACATGAATAACGTTAACCTAATTGAAGTTAACAAAACAGATGCAGAACGAACTGCTGATGGTTATCGTGCAACTGGTGATTTAATCACTCTTCCTTATACTAACAAAGAGTTTATTTCTCAACCATATGCATCACGTGTAGAGAATATTAACCCATTTGCTATCTTCACTTTCCTAGGACAGTTAGATCTAAATCCATCTTCTGATGAATGGTTTGAGGTCGATCGTCGTCCAGACGTTGTAACAAACGTTGAGGGTAACTTTGACACTATTGCCACTATCGCAGAAAAAGCTGGTGTTCTTGGTACTATCTGGAATGCATGGCAAACACAATGGACAGGCACTCCTGTTTCTCAAGGAATTAGATCTTTATCTCGTTCTGAGATTGTAGAAAGATTTGGTAATGGACCAGCACGACAAGTAACCGCTGAAATTTTTGCAACAGATTCTGGTCAATCTAGATCTGGTGTTAAGACAACTGTTGTTGCTAAGATCGATCGTCAAGTAACAGAAGACCGTGTTCTTTCTACTGCAGTTATTCCTTACATCCGTTCACGTAACGTATTAGTTGTTGCACGTGGTCTAAAACCTAACACAGTGTTCAACCCATTCTTCGATGATAATGATGTAGAACCATTTGTCACTCCAGCTTCTAGAATTCAATTCACAGCTGTTACTGGTTTCGGTTCATCATTCAACTACACTACAAACTCTGGTGGTGGAGCAGAAGAGAATGCTAGAAAATTCAACGGTGATGTTGACTCATCTCTAAACCGTGGTGATGTTATTTTCGTAAAACAACGTGGTTCTACAACATACACTAAAGACAACTCTCCAGCTACTGCTGTTGTTGCTCTTCAAGAATCTATTGATGGTGTTCTAGCTGTATACGTTGTTAACATCAAAGGTACATTCCAAGCGTCTGATGTTCTAGAAGGTACTATCAGTTCTGCTCGTGGTACAGTAACTAACGTTACTCTGAAGTCACAAGGTGGCGAACTAAAGACTAACGCTATCGGTGACGTTGTTTGCTTATTCAATATTCCAAACAACGAATCTGTTCGTTTCCGTACTGGTGTTCGTGAATTCAAACTAACAGATGCAGTTACTGCAACTGGAGACTTTACATCACGTGGTCGTAAACAGTATCGTGCAGAGGGTATCTTAGAAACTCGTCAAGCGCACGTAACTGCTACACGTAACGCTGAATTGGTTCGTGAGATTGTAACAGATGAACGTGTTATCACTCAGACAACTAGCCGTATCGTTTCTGATACTGGTTGGTATGATCCACTTGCTCAAACATTCATGGTTCAGCAAAAAGGTGGTGCATTCTTAACTAAGATTGACATCTTCTTTGCGAGCAAGGATACAAGTATTCCTGTTCAGATGGAAATCCGTGAAGTTGTTAACGGATACCCAGGAAAAGTTGTTCTACCTTTCTCTCGTGTCTTGTTAACACCAGACCGAGTAAACATCTCTAGCGAGACTGTTCTTGTAGATGGTACATCTTATCCTGCACCAAACACAGCTACTTCGTTCACATTCCCAAGCCCAGTTTACGTACAAGACGCAACTGAGTATGCGATCGTTCTTTCTTCAGACTCTAATAACTACAAAGTTTGGATCTCTCAAGTTGGCGAAAAGAATGCTGGTACTGATCGTTTCATTTCTGAACAACCATACGCTGGTGTGTTCTTTAAATCTCAGAACGCATCTACTTGGACTGCTGATCAAACACAAGATTTGAAGTTCACTATTCACCGTGCTTCTTTCGAAACTGGTCAATATCGTGATATCGAATTTGTTAATGATACTCTACCAACTATGTTGTTGGACAAAGATCCGTTCAGAACAGTTTCTGGAACAAATTTAGTTCGTGTATCACACAGAAACCATGGTATGCCAAATAGTTCTAAAGTAACTATCAGTGGTGTTGCATCAGCTGTTAATGGTATTCCAGCTGCTAACTTTAATGCTACTCACACTATCTCTAACGTAGAGTTTGATAGCTATGTTATCACTGTAGCTACAAACGCAACATCTTCTGGTATTGGTGGTGGTTCTGTAGTTAAGGCTACTGAAAACTTTGCATTCTCTTCAATCCAACCGATTGTACAGAATCAAAACTTCTCAGACACTTCTCTTTCTTACTACGCTAAGACTACTTCACACCAATCTGTTGATGGTGCTGAAACTCCTTATATTCAAGAGATTGATTATCAACCGCTACTAGCTAATGATAATAACGAGTACTCTACTTCTAGACTAGTTGCATCAGCCGTTAATGAGACAAACTCTGCTCTTGCTGGTAATAAGTCTCTGTTCTTTAAAGCTAGAATGAAGAGTGATAACGAAGCTGTATCTCCAGTTATTGATACACACCGTTTGTCTGCTATCTTAGTTCGTAATAAAGTAGATATTCCTACTGCAACAAATAACGTTTCTGCTCTAGATAACAGAACTGTTATCACTGCAACAAACATTGCTGCAACAGCTAGTACAAAAACTATCTCTTCTAGCAATGCTACTACTCAAGCTGCGTTTAAGACTGTTTCTGTAGGTAAAGTTATCACTACAACTGGTTTTGCAAATGCTGCAAACAATGGTTCGTTCTTAGTGACAGACGTTGCTGCAGATGGTTCTACTATTACAGTAGACGCTACATTGGTAGATGCTGTGGCTGGAGCTAGTGTAACAGTGGTCGTTGGAGATAACTTTGTTTCTGAGATTAACTCTAATAGTGGTTCTGCTTCTAGCAAGTACTTGACCAAGGATGTTATCCTAAGCAACCCATCTACATTCTTGAAGATTCGTTTTGCAGCAGATGTTCCTCCTAGTGCTGGTGTTGATGTTTATTACAAGCTATCACCTGCAAGTTCTAGCAATACTCTGTTTGACGATAAATATACATTGTTACAACCAGATGCACCTTTGGTTAAAAATAATGATGGTCAGTTCTACGACGCTGAGTATACACTAAGTGATCAAATCGCATTTGATGCGTTTGTTGTTAAGTTAGTGTTCAAAACTACTAGCGAAGCAGAAGTGGCTAAGATTAAAGATCTAAGAATTATCGCTTGTGCATAAAATGTTTCTTAAAGTAAACGGTCATGAGGGTTTGGTACGAGACGCAAAGTCTGGTGCCATTCTCAACACTTCTAAAGAAGAATATAAGAACTACATGATCGCTAGAGAACGTGCCCTGCAACAAAAAGTTCTTATCGAACAACAACAGAAAGAAATACAGTCTCTGAAATCAGAATTTTCAGAGATGAAGTCTTTACTAAAACAATTACTAGAGAAATAAGATGGCGACAATTACCCTAAGATCTATCAAAGGTAGCCCACTAACCCTAGAAGAAGTTGATGCTAATTTTACAAACATCAATACAGAACTAGGGTTAAAGTTAAATGCTACAGATTTCACAACTTCTGAGCTACTAACCAGATTAAAAACTGTAGACGGTGCTGGGTCTGGTTTAGATGCAGATTTACTTGATGGATTAAACGCATCAACTACCCATCTTTCTGGGACATCTACAATCGTAGCCAGAGATACTACTGGTAATTTCTCAGCAAACGTAATAACTGCTTCTCTTATCGGTAACGTAACTGGTAATGTGACTGGTAACGTAACTGGAAATCTTACAGGTAATGCTACTGGTCTTTCTACAGTTCTAGGATTAGCAAATGGTGGTACTGGTGGGTCATCTTCTAGCTCAGCACGTTCTAATCTTGGTCTTGGTAGTATCGCTACTCAAAGTTCTAGTAGCGTAAGTATCACTGGCGGTACTATTACTGGTATTACAGATATCACTATCGCTGATGGTGGTACTGGTGCTTCTACTGCAGCAGAAGCTAGATCTAATCTAGGTTTAGCTATTGGTGTCAACGTACAAGCATACGATGCTGATCTTTCTGGTTTAGCTGGCTTGAGCACAACTGGTATTATGGTTCGTACTGGTGCTGGTACATTTACTACTAGATCCCTTCAAGTTGGTACAGGTCTTTCTATCAGTACGGCTGATGGTGTTCTAGGTAGCCCAACTATCAATAACACTGGCGTGACCGCTATTGTTGCTGGATCTGGTGTTTCTGTAGATAATACTACTGGCAACGTAACTGTAACAAACACTGGCGTTAAGAGCATTAACGGACAAACAGGTGATTTGGTGTTCGGAACTTTCGTTCCAGCTGGCGCAGTCTTTATGTTTGCAATGCCAGTTGCTCCATCAGGTTACTTACACTGCGATGGTTCTGCAGTTTCAAGAACTACATACGCACAGTTGTTCGCTGCTATCGGCACTACATTTGGTGCAGGTAATGGAACTACTACATTTAACATACCAGATATGAGAGCGATGTTCCCTCGTGGTTGGGACAATGGACGTGGTATTGACCAACCTCGTGAGTTTGGTACAACTCAGCAAGACGATAATAAAGCACATACACACTTCCATACTGACTCATACTATGCGTATGAGAACGGAAATGATAACACTTTCGGTAGTGGTTTAACTGGTGCCACAACTAGAGACTTTAATAACTCTCTTTATACAAATACAAGACAGACTCAAAGCCAAGGAATTACAGAGGCTAGACCTAAAAACGTTGCTCTTCTATTCTGCATTAAGACCTAAATAGTAGAGAAAGTCAGGAATAAACAATGGCGAACATTACCCTAAGAAGCGTAAAAGCATCACCGTTAACAAATAACGAAATTGATGCAAACTTCACCAATCTAAACAACGATGCTATAACCAGCGCAGTTGCTGGTACAGCTTGGGCTGCAAATACTGCAGTTTCTGTTGGTAGAATTCTTTACGTTTTAACTGGAGACACACCTCCTCAAGTAAGATATTACTTGGTCACTTCAGCTGGTACTACTCATGCTAGTACTGCGCCAACACATACTAGCGGTAGCACTACAAACGGTACTGCTACTCTACAGTACACCACACGTCAACCTTATGATGCACTTGATGTATTAACTAAAATTAAATTAGTTGATGGGCACAATTCTGGTTTAGATGCTGATACTTTAGATGGTTACCACCCAGAAACAAATAACACTGTTAATTCTATCGTTCTACGAGATGCCTCTGGTAACTTCTCAGCAGGTACTATTACTGGTACATTTAGCGGTGTTGCAGCAATCACTTCTGGTACTATTTCTGGTATCACTGACCTAGCGATTGCTGATGGTGGTACTGGTGCTTCTACTGCAGTTAATGCTAGAACTAATCTTGGTTTAGCGATCGGTACAGACGTTCAAGCATACGATGCTGGTCTACAGAGTATTTCTGGATTGACTACTGCTGCAAATAAGATGATTTATACGACTGCGTTAGACACATACGCAGTCACAGATTTAACAGCTGCAGCAAGATCTCTATTAGACGATGCTGATGTATCGACAATGAGAACTACACTAGGTGTAGCTATCGGTACAGACGTTCAAGCATACGACGCAGACCTTTCTGCTATTGCTGGTCTTTCAGGAACAAGTGGTCTTTATGTTAAGACTGCTGCAAACACAGCTGCGCTAAGAACAATCACAGCTGGCACTGGTGTTTCTGTATCTAATGGTGACGGTGCTGCTGGTAACCCAACTATTTCTATCGGTCAGGCTATTGGTACATCTGACTCTCCAACATTCACCAATTTAACTGTTAATGGTAATTTAACTGTCAACGGTTCTACAACTACAATCAACAGCACAAACCTTTCTGTTGACGATGTTAATATTGAATTAGCTTCTGTCGCACCAGTAACTGGTTTAACTGCAACTTTAACAGCTGGTTCTTCTACTGTTACAGTTGCTTCTACTGCTGGTTTAGTTTATGGTCAGCGACTAGTTAAGACTAGCGGTACTGGTGTATTTGGTACAGATGCGTATGTCGCTACTATTGTTAACGCAACATCGTTCACTACAAACGTAGTGCACGCAACATCTGGTGCTATAACCTTTAATGCTACACACTCAGATGTCACTGCGACAAATGGTGGTATTATCGTCAAGGGTACTACTGATAAAGAGTTCATCTTTAATAATAGTGCATGGAATGCGTCTGAAGACTTAAATCTTGCCACTGGTAAGGTATTCAAGATTGCTGCAACTACTGTACTTTCCGCTACACAAGTTTTAGGAAAGTCTATCGGTGGCACTGCTGCTGGTGATATCGTTAGCATCGATGCTACACAGACTCTTACAAATAAGACTCTGACATCAGCAGTACTAACTACACCACAGATCAATAACCCAGCATTAACATTCCAATACTTGGTTTCTGGTTCTGCAATCACTGCAGACAGAACAGTGACACTACCTTTACTAGCTGGTAACGATGAGTTTGTATTCCTAGCACACACTCAGACTCTAACAAATAAGACTCTGACTGATAACGTTACTTGGTTCCAAGATAATACTGATAATTCAAAGAAGTTACAGTTTGAGTTGTCTGGTATCACAACAGCGACTACTAGAACACTAACTGTACCAAATGCTTCTGGTACAATCGCTCTAACATCTGACATTGGTAATGGTACACTAAGTATCTCTACTGGTAGCGGTATTACAACAGCGTCTGCTTCGTTTGGAGCAAACCAATCTGGTAATAGTTCTATTACTATCAGCCACGCTGATACATCTGCTGTAGCTAACTTAACTGCTGCAACAAACACATTCGTTACTGGTATGACGTTCGATACGTTCGGACACGTACAAACTATCAATACTGGTGTTATAGAAAACGCACTACATTTGATTCAAATTGACGAAGAAGGTAATCTTGTATATAACGTTCACACACCTTCTACTGCTAACGAGTCCATAAATATAAAGAACTATGCGTTCACATTCTACGCACTGAATAAGACACTATTCAGCGTTTCTAACAGTGAACTGCTAACAACTATTAGTTAATGAGGAAACTAAATGGCAATTTTAGGTAAAGTCCGTTTCAATCTTAAGGGAGAGTGGAGTTCTTCTATCTCTTACCTAATAGATGACGTTGTGATTTATAAGAACAGAACATATCGTTGTAAAGTCGCACATTCAAACTCTGTTCCACCAAACACCACTAACTGGGAACCGATGGTTACCACGTTTGATGATATGGGATTATGGAATTCTTCCACTGCGTATAAAGTTGGTGACATTGTTACAGTTGATGCTTCTCTGTATGCCTCTGCTTCTCACCCAAGAGACTTCACAAACGGTGGTATTAGTGCTAACTTAACTAATCCTATTAGAACTTATATCTGTATTGCAGATAATAGTAATACCGCACCAACCAATACTACTTACTGGCAACCTATGACAGAGTCTGGTGGTAATGGATTCAAAAAATTCTTGTGGGCACCAAACTGGGGTATAGTGCCAGCTAACTTCTACGGTTCTGGTTCTAATCCAGGATGGGCTCCAACAACTGCTCGACCTGGAGATTCTTTCTATGATGGCGGATTAGGTTTTGCCAAAGAAGGTCAAATGCAATTTAAGCCAGGATTCATTACACGAACTGGTGGTATTGTTACGTACGGACGTTCTGATAGTGGATCTTCTGCTAACGGTGGCGATAACGAAGTACATACAATGTTCGAAGTTAACTTCCCATTCAACGAGTGGTTTGATGGTACACTACCAACGCCAGATGGTCTAGCACCAAAGGTTATTCAATGGGAAATGGGATATAGCCAAAGTCTAGTTCTTATGAATAATGGTGAAGTTTATCACTGGGGATATGGTGGACATGGTCAGAATGGCTCTGGTAACAATAACTCAATTAACTTCCCTGTTCGTTGTGGTAATAATAACAACACAACTGTCTTACGTGGTAAGAAAGCTATTCGCATTGCAATGTCTCACGCTGGCGGACAAACCGCTCAAGCTGCATCATGTTATGCGTTAATGTCAGACGGTACTCTTTGGGCATGGGGTTACAACGGTTATGGACAGTTAGGTCTTAACAACACTACAAACTATAACGTTCCAACACAAATTACAACATCTGGTCTAAACGGAACTGTTGTTGATATTTGGGCATGTGGTGGAGATTATGGTTCTCTTTGGGTTCTGACTAGCACTGGTTATATGTACGCTTGCGGTAGAAACGCACAGGGTCAATTGGGTGTTAATGATACGCTACAGAAAAACGTGCTAACTCTAGTTAAAATCTGGGGCACTACCACAACTCGTGTTAAAAAGTTTATTATCTCTGATCGTCAAGATGCCACTTTCTGTGCAGTTATTGATGGATCTAATAACCTATGGACATGGGGTCATAATAACTATGGTCAGTTGGGTCACAACGACACCACTAACCGTTCAACACCAACACAAGTAACATTTAACGGTACTGACGTTAGAAACTGTTGGGTTGCTGCTGGTAACAACCAGTCAATGTACGTAACAAGAACAAGTACACTGCAACCGTACTCTTGTGGATATAATGGTTATTACAATCTAGGTAGATCTTATACAGATACTAATAGAACACATGCGAATAACGGTAACTCAACCACTGCTTGGGATACATATCGTTTACAGCCAATGTACTTTGAAACCACAACTACTGCTCCTTACTATGGTACACTAACAAACGTCATTAATATGAGAGTTTGGCACGCAGATGATTCTCATACTGCTGTTATGGTCGAACAAATAGACGGTACTAAATACTGTGGTGGTTATAATGGCTACGGACACTGGGGTTTCCACCACTCTGATTCTTACTTAACAAGAACACGTGATTGTGCTGGTAATGCTACTAATTACTTGTTCAAACGTCTGCGTTATTTACCGAGTGGTGTAAAAGAATCTGAACTAGACGCAATACCAGTCGGGTTCAGTGGTGGTAGATTTGCTGCGTTGTGGTATGATCGAGACGGCACAATGTATCACAGTGGATATGTTCGTGATAGTGCAACCACTGCTTACTATAACTTGAGAAAAGACCAAGCAAACGGATATGTTTCTTGGGCTGCTCCAATTTCAAAACTTCCTGAGGCTTAATAAATGGGAACAATTAATCTAGGTAGAATTATGTTCCGCACTCGTGGTGCGTGGACTACTTCTACTGCATATGCGGTAGATGATATCGTAACATTTGGTGGTATGACATTTATTTGTAAGTATGCTCATACTGCAGCTACGCTAAATCAGCCACTGAATTCTACTAATGGTAGAACTAATACTCAGTGGTGGGAAGTTTTCCAAGAAGGATTCTCATGGCGTGGTGCTTGGGCTACTGCAACAACATACTATCCAGGCGATGTTGTAAAGTACGGACAGTCTTCTTATATCTGCCGTAAACAACACGTTTCTTCAGAAAATAATAGAGATCCATGGTACGATCCATTTAACTGTTGGGATGAATTCACACACGGTGGTGAGAACGTTCCTAAGCGTCGTATTAAGATGCTAACCAATCGTGGACCAATTGGTTGGACAGGACATCCATTTATTCCAGCACCGAACTGGGGTAACGCTGCATATGTGTGGAACGGTAATATCCCACGTAATATTCCAGCTGCAGCAAAACGCTGGGAATGGAATCACGCTAGTGGTTCTGCTCGTGTTAACATGCTACGTAAACAGCTATATGTTTGGGCAGATGGACGCATGGGTGGACAAGGTGTTAGTGGTGATTACTCTTTTGGTCAAGCAGATTCATCTCGTCCAGCTGGTTTTAACTTAGATCCATCTTGGATGCGTGATTATTGGAATAACACTAGCCAGACTAGTGGTTTTAAAGGTGAAGACTATACCAAAGATACAAACTCTGGTATGCCGACTGTTGTTCAGATTTGTCCACAGCACTACTCTAGTTTAACATTATATTCAAACGGTACTGTTGTTCGTAACGGTTACGGTGGTAGTGGTCAAACAGCAATGGGTAACGCCAACGATTCTACAATCTACGGTGCTACACAAATCAACTTCCCACCAGGAACATTTATTGTTAAAATTGGTACTGGTAACCCAGCTGGCACAGACGACAACACATCTATGCACGCTCTCGACTCTGAGGGTAATATGTGGGGTTGGGGTCGTAACCGTTATGGTGAACTTGGTGTTGGTGACGAACAGGCGCAAGGTAAAGAAATTGGTATGTTGAACGACGCACGTTCAGATACATCTAATACTGGTTCTTATCGTGACTATGAAAATACACCAAAGCGTATTCCACGTTGGGCATTTAATAACAAACGTATTGTAGATTTCTGGGCTGTCGGTCGTATCACAACATCAGTTTATGCTCTAGACGAAGAAGGTGTTCTTTGGTCTTGGGGTTACAACGGTTATGGTCAGTTGGGTTATAGAACTAATACTGGTTTCCGTCACACTGATGGTTCTACTGTGCCATTTATTTTTGGTAAAGATGGATATACAGATTTACTAGGCGCAACTCAAGGTGCTATTAACTGGAACAGTTTTAACGGCATTCAAAAGATTTGTTTCAACTCATCAGATAACCCAGATAACGGATATTCAACCATCTATATTTTAGACGGCACTGGACACTTATGGGCAGCGGGTTGGGGTAATGCAAGTAGCTGGGGTAATAACACAACCACTACTGCAATGAGTAATGCAAGTATTCCAATTCGTTTAAGTTTGAACGCAAACTCTGCTAACTTAAATGGTAACATCCACAACTTCTGGGTTTGTGGTAATGGTGACACACCTTCTATCTTTGTTCGTAAGAGCGATGGTACTACATGGGGTTGGGGTTACAATGGTTTCTATGAATTAACAGATGGCACTACAACTGCAAGAAACTATCCAGTTCAAACACTAGGTGTCACTAATGCTCTAACCATCTCATCTGCTGGTCATGATGAGAACCAAGCACACGTTGCGCTAACTATTGATGGTAACAGTCGTTTAAGAATCTTTACTGCTGGACGTAATGGTTATGGTGTTCTAGGTCAAGGTGAAACAGGTGGTACACATGCTACTAGTGGTTCACAAGGTGGTGGTACATTCCATCGTGTTAACGGTTCTAACTTATATGCATGGCAACCTATGTATATGCCAGCTGGTTTAAACCGTGCAAACAGAATTCGTGACGTACAGATGGCTGGCGGTGGTTCAGAACTTATCTGTCAAGTTCTTTTCGAAGATGGCACACTAATGTGTACAGGTTCTAACTTCTATGATGGTAACAACTTAAACTACTACCCAATCATGCCTTATAACGTAGGTCATGCAAACGTTCTTTATAAGCCTACTGGCACATACTAAATAATGATTAAGGAGACAAAACTAATATGAAACCTCTAGTAGACACAAGAAAACTGTTCACTATCACAACAGTTTACGACGAAAACTTTTTATTTCCAGGATCTTCTCTTCCTGGACCAGAAGCACCAAGATTAACAGTAGCTAAAACTATTGGAGAAAAAGAATATCCAGTTGGTGACTTTGATCCTGAGTGGGTTAAACCAGACACAGAAAACATTTACTTGGGTGAGTTAGAAGGTAGATTCTACTACTCTATTCGTGCTGATATAGATTCTAGCATTGAAACACTAGGTGACATTGGTGATGAAGTTGATCCACAGACTCTAGACACAGTAACTGCAGAGCTATATGCTAAGTTAGCAGAACTACCCGCTGTTATCGCTATTCGTAAAGAACTTGGTCTAGGTAATAAAGAAGAAATGTATAAAGCATTATTCCCTAATGCCACTGCATTACAAACAGCCCTAGCGAATAACCCAGAAGTTGTTACAGAGTTTCTACAACAACAAGATGAAGACGAAGCACAGTTTTTAGCTAAACTTGGAATCGTTAAAGAGTAACTTACGGAGATAACACATGCCATCAGGAAGAAATTCTGGCTCTATTGACATCAGCGCAATTAAGTATAATTGGCGTGGCGAGTGGGCATCTTCTGGTATTTACGGTAAGAACGACGTAGTTCGTTTTAACGGTAGAACATTTTATTGTAAAACAGATTTACTATTCGAGCAGAACCTTTATGGACCACAGTTTGGTCCAGGACACTTAGTTGGCTCTACAGGTGAAACCTTAACTGGTGAAGCTATTAAGAGCGTTTCTTGGAACTTAACAGGTAATGTTTATCTAAACGCACCTTCTCCAACTAGCTCAAACTTACCAATCCCATCTTCTCGTTCGCTATTTTCTGAAGTTAGAAAAACTGCAACAGCTGGTACTGCATGGGATTCACAAGCATATTCAACTGAATTCTATACTGAGTCTGCGTACTGTTCTGGTATGGCTGGTGAAACCAACACTCACATTATGTTCGGTTTTAACACAGACCCTACAACAGATGCAAGCTATGCAAGTATCGACTTCTGCTGGTACTTTGATACAGGTACGCTATCGATCTACGAAAATGGATCTAGTATCGGTTCTTATGGTGCTTACACTACTGCTACTGTTGCAAGTATTACATACGATGGTAAAGTAGTTCGTTACTGGAAAGACGGTGTTCTAATGAGAACAGTTGATCGTCCAGTTGGTCTACCATTCCACTTTGACTCTAGTTTATACGAAGCCAACGCAACTCTAACAAATATCGCTTTTGGTCCAGGAGACCAAAACGAATACTGGGCAGAACACACAGAAGGTTATCTATACCGTGGTGGTTGGATGGCTTATCGTGAATACTATCCAGGTGACGTAGTTAAACTACGTGGTGATGTGTACTTGTGTAAAGCAAGAAACTTTAACGGACACCCAATCTACAAGAATGGTTTATTCAGTTCTACTGTAGGTGCACAAGTTAACCCAGATTGGGAAAAGATTGCTAGTGGTGCTCACCAATCAGATGATGATTATGTTGAGATTCTACCAAACATGCCACCACTAGGTTGGACAAAGTATCGTGCTTCTTGGTTCGAGCCAGGACATCAACGTACACGTAATGGCGCAAGATTCTACACAGCTTCAGGTAAAGCATACTGGGTTGGTGAAGGTTGGAATGCAGGTAGTGGTGGTAATGGTATCAACGGTGATACCACATCAACGTGGATTGCTTCACCGCCAGTGTCTATGACATTCAATCACTGGGATTATCGTTATGGTCGTCTTCCAGGGTATACAGGTCAACCACCAAAAATGATTCAGTTACTAGGTAACTTGTATTGGGGTTGTGCACTATTTGACAATGGTGAAGTTCATCACTGGGGATATGGTGGTCATGGACAAAATGGCGACGGAACAACTAATAACTACAACTTACCAAGACGTGTTGGTTATGTAGACGGCACACATGACTACCGTAATTCTGGTACTGGTGCTGGTGATTTAGCCACAACTAGAATTATTAAACTTGCAGCATTCACAACAGAGGACGATGATAGCACTCACTCTATTGCTGCCCTAGATGCAAACGGAGAACTTTGGACTTGGGGTTATAATGGCTATGGTCAATTAGGTCACGGCGACTACATAAACCGTAGCCGACCAACCAAGATTGATCGTCAACACTTTGATGGTAATACTATCGTTGACGTTTGGACTAACGGTGCATCAGAGTATAACTCTTTCTACGCAATTGATACAAATGGTCAAATGTGGGCTTGGGGTTACAACGGTTATGGTCAGTTAGGTACTGGTAACACTCGTAATGAACCTCGTCCTGTATTAGTAAAATATAACTTCTCACACTTTGGTGGTGTTAAGAAGGTGCAGTTTATGGGTAAAAACTCTTACTGCGCTGCAGCTGTTCTAACACATGACGGTACATTCCATGCATGCGGACGTGGTTCTTACTCTGATATGCAAGGTCCAGGTACTCATCACTTTGGTTATAACCAATTGTTTAGACCATATCCAGATATCGTTAGAGGATATGCTCAAGCACTTGGTAAAGAATTTAGAAATTCTGGTGCCAACTTAGACGTATGTCGTAATGTAGAAGATTTCTGGGTTATTGGCTCAAATTCTGGTGACGATAATATGATCGTTATTAAAGAGCGTAATACTGGTTTGTTGTATGGTTGGGGTTACAACTATGCTAACACATTACTGCAGACTGCTTCTATGTGGTTACGTCCAGACGACTCTGGTACTTACTACGCTAGAACATATTTCCCAATGCCAATGCAGTTAAATGCTCCAGACCTGACTTTTATTGGGCGTGTTGGTACTCGTGGATACCGTAGCGTTTACTATATCACAGAATCTGGTAAAGTATATTCCGCTGGTCAAAACAACAATGGTTCTGCTGGTTGGGGTTGGGATGGTGACAGTGGTGTTACAAACAATATGATTTCTGGTCAAAACGAGTGGGATTCTATGTCTACTACAGAAGGTTCTGCAAATAGAACTTACTTTGGTATGCGCCAGACTGAACGTGTTGCAGTTATTGGTGGTGCATACGGTGATACTACTGGTGGCGCACAAGGTTCTTATATTGTCACAGAATCTGGTAACTTACAACACATTGGTTATCACGACTCTCGTGGTATCGCTGGTCACGTTAAGTGGGGTGTTTCTGCTACATCTGGTGGTGATGCTTATACTCCACCTTCTTATAGTGGTCTAAGTGGTCTTGGAAATCACCAATCACCAACTAAAGTTATTTACTAAAATTTTGGAGTTTGTTATGAGTGAACCGATTTATACTATTGGATCTGCTGGAAACGTCTATGTTCGCATGATGACGTTTCCGCAGTCTGGTATCGAAGAAAAACCTCACAAGCACATCTTTGATCATATTCAAATTCTTGCAACAGGTAAAGTAAAAATTACAGTGGATGGTCAAGAATCTGAACACACTGCTCCGAAGATGATTTACATTAAGAAAAATGTAGCTCACTCAATCGTAGCGATCGAACCAAATACCACACTAATGTGTGTGCATGGTTTAAGAGATGGATACGGAGGAAATGATATTATTCCACCAGACGCAGTTCCAGCAGGAGTTCAGCTAGAGATTGGTAGCGATCTACCTAATGGAAAGAAAGTTCTACCTCTAGCTTACAACACACCGCAAGCCATCGAATACTCTAAAATGGAAACGATTTACGTTGAATAACGTAAAGCTAGGCTTAAGAAGATGCACCACCTAGCCGTGGTGCATTTTTACAATAGATACAAGAAATTATAAATAAAAGTAGTAAATCTGGAGTAATCTGTGGCTACAATATCAAACCTTTACATCGACCAAGGTTCTCTCTTTAGAACATATGTCACTGTGTCCAACACAGATGGGACAGCTCTAAACTTAACTAATTACACCGCAGCTGGGCAGATGAGAAAGTCTTATAGCTCGTCAGTAGCGTATAACTTCTCGGTTTCTATTAGTAGTGCTACTCAAGGTAGAGTTATGATAGAACTAACCACTGCGCAATCAAGACTCATACCCGCAGGTAGATACCTTTACGATATCGAAGTAACATCAGCTTCTGGTGAGACTACTCGTGTTGTTGAAGGTATTGTAACCATTTCTCCAGAAATAACAAAGATTTAAAATGACAGATATTGTTGCAACTGTTAGTAGCGAAACAACAGTAGTTTCTGTTGTAGAAGATAGTTCATCTTCTGTTATGGCTTCGTCTACGTCTGTTCCTCAGAACGCTATAGAAAGCCTAGCTGACGTAGATTTACAAAATCTTGAGAATGGGTCACTACTAATCTATAAAAACTCAACCAGTAAGTGGACTGCTTCTAGATTGCTAGACGAGCAAAATCTTGAGGGTGGGTACTATTAAAAACGGAGAATAAAGAATGGCTTCTATTATTAGAATTAAACGCAGTACAACTGCAGGAGACCCAAGTACCCTTGGTGCTGGTGAGTTAGCCTACTCATCACTGGCTGGTTTACAATCAAACGGTGGTGATAGACTTTACATTGGTGTTGGTGCAGAAACCAACGGTAATGCAAACACCCACGTAGTTATTGGTGGTAAGTACTTCACGGACTTACTAGACCACGTACATGGTACACTAACAGCAAACTCTGCTCTTATCGCTGATGCTGATAAGAAATTAGATAACTTAAAAGTTGATAACCTAGACCTTAACGGTAACACTATTAGCGCAACAAACGTTAATGGTAATATTACATTAACTGCAAACGGTTCTGGTTACGTACAGATTTCTGGCACCAACGGATTAGTTATTCCAGTCGGTACAACTGCGCAACAAGGTCCAGCTGTACAAGGTGCTATTCGTTTTAATAGTACAACTACTCAGTTTGAAGGTTACTCTGGTGCTAACTGGTCTTCACTAGGTGGAGTTCGTTCAGTAGACGGTTTAACTTATATTACTGCAGAATCTTCTCCAGGTACTTCTGATGACACGCTACGTTTCTACACAGATGGTACTCTACGTGCTGCTCTTGATACCAATAGTTTTGATCTTGACTCAAGCATTCAAGTAAACGTTGCATCTACAACACAGTCTACATCTACTGCTACTGGCGCACTAGTTGTTGCTGGTGGTGTTGGTATTGACAAAAACTTGTATGTTGGTGGATCTCTAAACGTTGCTGGTGGCATCGCTTTTGGTGATGACGTTTCTATCAACGGTGGAGACTTATTCTCTACTGCTGCAACATTCAACTTACTAAACAAAGACAGTTCTTCTTCTGGTACCAATGATGGTCCAACAACTGTTAATGCATTCTTAAATGCTGGTACTATCAGCATTGGTGCTGCTTCTGGTACAACAACTGTTAACAACTCACTAATTTCTACTGGTGACTTTGCAGTTGGTTCTAACGTATTTACTGTTGCATCAGCTAGTGGTAACACTGGTATCTCTGGCACATTAAACGTTACTGGTGCTGCAACTCTTGGTTCTACACTTGGTGTAACTGGCGCAGTTTCACTATCAAGCACTCTAGAAACTACTGGTGCTGCAACATTCCTAAGCACTATCGCAGTAACTGGTGCAGCTACTCTTTCTTCTAATCTTTCTGTTTCTGGTAATACTACTCTAACAGGAGACTTGGCAGTTAACGGTGGTGATATCACTACTTCTGCTGCTACATTCAACTTAATCAATACTAATGCCACAACTCTTAATGTTGGTGGTGCAGCTTCTACTGTTAATATCGGTGCAACAACTGGTACTACAACAGTTAAGAACGCTCTAAATGTTCTATTAGACGCTGATATTGATGGTAACTTAAACGTTGATGGTACTGCGCAGATTGACGGTGCAACTACTATTGGTGCATCTGGTGCACGTTCTGCTCTAACTGTATACGGTACTGCAGTAAACGTAACTGGTAGTGATAATTCTACTATCGGTGTAACTGCTGCAACTGGTTCTGCTACAACTCTAACTCTTGTTGCTTCTAACAGTGTTGGTGATGCAAACTTGGATATCAACGTTGATGATGCTGCAACTCTAGACGCTACAACAATCTCTCTAGACGCAACTGATTCTTCTAATTTCTCAGTAACAGCTGGTTCTAGTGCCAACAAGACTCTTGCTCTTGACATTAGCAACTCTGGTACTGGTCTTGGTATCCTTGCTCTTGGTTCTGTAAATACAGACAATGTAAACATTACCACTGACTCAGCTGGTAAGACTACTATCACAACTGGTGAACTAGAGACAAACGTAACTACACTTGATGTCAATGCTACAAACGTAACAATTGACACAACTGGTGCAGGTAACAGCGTAATCGTTACATCTGCAGCAATCACACTTAACGCAGACTCTATCACTCTACGTGGTACTGAAGGTTCTGGTGATGATACCACAATCAATCTAACAGGTCAACTAAACGTTGATAACGTTCGTATTGATGGTAATACTATCTACTCTACTGATGGATCTAATACTCTATACCTAGATCCAGCACCGATGAACGACAACGGTGGTACAGTTATCATTAAGGGTAACTTACAAGTTGATGGTACAACTACTACTGTAAACTCAACTGTTGTTACTATTGATGATCCAGTATTCACTCTTGGTGGTGATACAGATCCTTCTTCTGACGATAACTTAGATCGTGGTATCGAGTTCCGTTGGCACAATGGTACTGCAGCTAAGCTAGGTTTCATGGGTTATGACGACTCTGCTTCTGAGTTCGTTTTAATCGCTGACGCTGAGAATACTGCTGGCGTTTACACACCAACTACTGTCGGTGTTTTAGGTAACGCTAGATTCGGTAAGTTAGCTCTTGTAGATACAACTGCTTCTACAACAACTACTAGTGGTGCATTAACTATCGCTGGTGGTGTTGGTATCTCTGGTCAGCTAAACGTTGCTGGTACTACAAACAAGTTTACTTCTACACAAGCATCTAGCTCTACTACTACTGGCGCAGTTGTTGTTGCGGGTGGTGTTGGTATCGGTGGTTCTGTTTATGTTGGTACTAACTTAGTTGGCGCAGGTGCTGCAAATAGTAACCTAGATGGATTTAACATCGACGGTGGTACTTACTAAATTATAAAAACAGGGGAGTTTTTACTCCCCTTTCTTGAATTCCTTTTTTAAGGTTATGCAATGGCAAATAGAGTTCTTTTAAAGAAGTCATCGGTTTCTAATCGTGTTCCTGTTGAGGCAGATTTAGAATATGGTGAACTGGCACTAAACTACGCAGACGAAAAATTATACTTCAAATCTTCGTCTAATGCGATCAAAGCATTTAAGGTAACACAGTCTCAATTAACTATTGGAACTGGTTTAACTGGCACATCGTACGATGGCACCAGTGCTGTTACTATCGCTATTGATTCTACAGTTGCTACTCTAACTGGCTCGCAGACCTTAACAAACAAGTCTCTAACTTCCCCTGTAATTTCTGGTGGTACAATCAATAATGCAATTATTGGTGGTACAACTGCAGCTGCTGGTTCTTTCACTACTCTAAACGCTTCTGGTAACTCAACATTATCTGGAACAGTTCTTTTAAATAACGGTAGTGGAGATGAAGGTGGTGAGATACGTTTTGCAGCACCTGCCACAAACTCATCGTTGAATGGTCCAGTTGCAATTGACGTTTATCAGAATAAACTACGTATCTTTGAAACCACAGGTAGCAACCGTGGTGTCTACATCGACTTAACTGCAGCTGGTGGTAGCGTAGGTTCTAACCTACTTGCTGGTGGACAAACTGTTATCTTAAGTGTTGCTGGTGATACTGGTACAGACCAAGTAGATCTAGGTAGCGATACACTAACATTCGTTGGTGGCACAGGATTAACATCGGCAGTGACAAACAATACAGTAACTCTTAATATAGATTCTACTGTTGCCACTTTAACTGGTACTCAAACACTAACAAATAAGACTATCACATCTGCAACAGTAGATGGTAGTGCGACTCAATTTACCAACACGACAGATGCCACAGATTCTGTAACTGCACCAGTTACATTCGCTGGTGGTGTTGGTATCGCTAAAAAGTTATTTGTTGGTAGTGACTTAGATGTTTCTGGTAACTTACAGATTGACGGTAACTTAGTAGTAGGTGGTTCTACAACCACTGTAACAGCACAAAACTTAGCTGTTACAGATAACATGTTATACTTGAACCAAGCTATCATGTCAACAGTGACCAATGCTGTTGGTAATGGCTCTACTGTAACATATACAACCAGCGGTCACAATTACCTAGTTGGTATGACAGTGACGATCACTGGGGTTAATCCAACTGCATATAATCTTTCTAATCAGATAATTACTGCAGTTTCTGGTAACAACTTCACAATTAGTAACGCAGCTACAGGAACATATGTTTCTGGAGGTACTGCTCGTGCTAAATCTAATGCCAACCCAGATTTGGGTTTTGCTTTTGGTTATAATGATGGCACTTATCACCATGGTGGATTCTTTAGAGATGCAACAGATGGTATCTTTAAGGTATTTAAGAATTATGGTCCAGAACCAGATGATTCTCCATTTATTGATACAGCACATGCAACATTC